AGAGATAGGCGTCCTGGGACTGAATGTACGCGATGCTGATGTTGTCCAGCATAGCGTCGGTGTGAACTTCACTCTGCGACGGCTGGCCCTTTCGGACGAGAACACTCATGTTTTCTGCTCCTGGTCAGAAGTATGTTTCAACGCGGCCAACTGCTCTCGTACCCAGGCTTCCCAAGCGGAACATCCCCCACGGATGAGCCGGAGGAACACCAGGTGAAGCTGCAGAGTACGAAGTTGCACGGCCAGTTACCGGCTAGGTGGCACGCGCCACGGCGAAGCAGCTGAAGATGATGGACGCCACGCCGCCATCCGCCGAGTTTTCCTCAATGACCCGTCCCACGATGTACTTCGTGGTATCCGCACCGTGAGCATACGTTGCGGCTTTGCCGGCCGAGGTCGTGCCCACCAGATCCCCCAGGGCCAGGTCCGCGCTGCCCACGACCTTGGACACGCCATCGACCATGACCGTCGCCATCTGACCGGTGTTCGGGGTATTCTGCAGGATGCCGATGGGGTTGTCCGTATCGGCCGCGCAGAGCAGGACCGTGCCGTCCGTGTGAAGTTTGAGGAAGTAGAATCGCTTCGTCCTCAGGTCTTCACCCGCGACGAAGGAAAACTGCGCCCCAGGAATCTCGAATGCCATGTCGTTGTCTCCTCTTCTGAAAGTCAGTTACTCAATGACCGGATTCCGCGTTTCCGCAAGGTGCGCGGAGGCCAGGTCCGGACGCTCCCGCGTCACCAGATCGATGGCAAGGGCGATGGTCTTGGCCTCCCCCTTCGTCACCTTCTGCTTCGCCAGGTCCGTGATCTGGTCCATGGCGGTGCCGGTTCCGTTGATGGCCTGCGTGGACCCCACTTCGGCTGCCAGGTTCGCGGCCAGGGCCGCATCCCCGGACTTGAGCAGCGTGATCACCTTGTCGTAGTCCTCCTTCGCGAGGGCCTTCGACAACGTGTACAACGTCGCCCCCTTCTCGTCGGCGGTACCGGGTAGCGTCGGGATCGTTCCGACGTTCTCCTTGATGAACGCCTCACGTGCGATGGCCTCGTCACGCTTTGCGATTTCCTGGCGCAGTGTGTCGTTCTCCGCCGCTGCCTTGGCAATGGCGTCCTTCTGGTCCGCGAGCTCCTTCTTCACCGTGTCCGGGAGGTCCGGTTCCGGCTCCGGGATGGGCTCGTGCTGCTTGGCCAGGGCTTCGAGCTCGTCCAGGCGGGCCGTCTCCTCCGGACTCAGCTTGGCTCGGTCGATGGATACCTTCATGTCGTGCTCTCCTTCAAGAAACGTCCGTCAACGCAGTGGCCACCGCGTCACGGAACTGGACAATGGACTTGTCGATATCGGACATCGGGCCGTCCCCGGCGAACAGGGTCATGCCCATCGCCAATCTCAACGAGTCCACATACGCTGAGATGGCCTCCCACGCCTCTTCTTTCTTTTCCATCAGTTCATAGTCCGCCTGGACATCCGTGAACTGTGTCTTGATGATCCGCCACGCTTCGGGTAAACGCGCCGTGAACGTCGGCCCCTGTGCCTTGGCCAAGGCCACGGTGCGACGTTTGATCCGCTCCCGCATGACGGGCGAGAGCCCCTGGGCACGCGTTAAGGCTTGCACCGCGACCGTTACCTGCTGCGGCGTGGCAATCGGCCACGTTGACGCGGGGCCAGCGAATTTGACGAGTTCTCTCGAGACCGGGGCCGCATCCGGTACGGCCGCAGATGCCGGGGCAGGGACAACCACCTCCGTGCGGGATAGCGGCCCCGGTGTCGAGGGATCGTGCTTGAACAACACGATATGGGCGCCAGGATTGGCCCCCTTGGGAACGAGCGCAACCTTGGAAATGGACAGGTCACGCAAACGATACGGCATTGCCCCTCCTACCTTTCTTCTACCGGAACCCGGTGGGCGTGACCTTCAATCGAGAACATGGCATACTCGCCTGACTCAATCTTGGCAAACACCGTGGCATCCGGCACCCAGAACCCGACCCACCACCCCACGGGTAGTGCGGATTCCGGTAGGCCCATTTTTTCGAGTTTTTCGGGGGTTACCACCAACGACTCAATCAGGTGCCCCTGCACCGGCCCCGTGTGGCGTTCGTTGAGGTCACGGAACCGCAGCACGAAATCGTACGCCGCATCTTCCAGGTCTTGCGGCACAATGATGTCGTCATACGAATCGACCACGGCATCGCCCTCGGTACTCATGGCAATGCTGGCCCAGCCGAAGACCTGCTGACGTTTGGCGTCGGTTTTAATGACTTGCACCATCACTCCCCTACAAAAAAACGGGACGCGCAACCACGGACTGGTGTGCGTCCCGTCTCCACCCCTCTGACGGACGAGCGTATGGCCTGACTAGAAGGTATCACGCCCCTATGGGGGAGTCAAACACTTTTTATTCGATCACCGTCTCCGTATCCACCTGCACCACCACGGCACGGACAATCGGCGTGCCGTTCTTCATCTTGACACTGATGGTAATGGCCCGTACATCGCGTGCGGCGTCGAGCATATCGCGCATCTGGGTCAGTTGCAGGGTCACCGCTTCTTGGACGTTGATCGTGCGTGTCCGAGGGCGAGAAGGGTACGCTGGGACAAAGGCGACAGACATCAATCGTCCTCCCCGTCATCGTCGTCATCTTCCTTCCGAGTTTCTTTCCGCTCAGGCGGCTTTTCTGGTCCACGATTGGGCGTGGCCCCGGCCGATCCCTTGGCCGGTTGTCCTAACGCCCCCAGCGCGGGTTCCGGCGTGGGGGCTTCACGTCCCAGCTCCACGCCTTCCAACGGAATCTTCGCCAACGACAACAGGTGCCGTTCCAGCGGTTCGCTGGGGAACATGGTCATGCCGGTGTTCTTCAGCTTCAGGAGGTAATCGCCCAGCTCCACGAGGTCGGGGACTTCCACATCCCCGTGTTCCAGGAACGGCTGCAATTCTGGCGCAATCCCATTCACCGCCAACAGACGCGGGATGGCATAGCGATTGAACACGTCCTGGATTGCGTCCAGCCAGCCGCCGATGGCCAGCCCGAACATGTGGGTTTTGCTGCTCGAGAGCGCGAACGACCCATACCGGTTGTTGTGGCCCAGGATGATGAAGTCTGCGAGAATCGTCATCGCAATCGAGTTGTTGTAGCGGTCGATGATGGCCGAGGTGTCGAAGTTCCGTTTGCCCCCCGTGGACAGCAGGGTCAGCGTCCACCCGAACGGCAACAGCACGCCTTCCTGTTCGTCCCGCCGAATGTTGCGGACCATCGTCTCGGCCTCGGCACGATAGGCCGGGGCCTGCACATTGTTCTTGTCCCACAAGTCCAACCCCTCGGGCGGTTGAATCACCGGCAACCCGGCCAGGTCGCGTTCGACACCGATCCCTTCGATTTCTTCAATGCGTTTCTTGAAGTACCACGGACGATACGCGTTGCGGAGGACCGACCGACCCTCTGGACTGTCTTTTGTCGATTCCGTGCGGAACAACAGCGATTTACTGAACGGGATGGTCAGCACCTCGCCCTGCGGTGTCCGCTGTTCCATGGCCAGGACGGTGCCCACGTCATCGAAGATCCACTTGTTCAATGTGTCCTGCGCACGCGGGGCCATTTTCTTCCAGCCGATTTTTCCATCCGTATACCGGCTGGACGCGTTCTCATCCCGCGACGGCCCCACCCGTTTCTTGTACACGGTCTCCATCCAAGCCCACCCGAACGGGAGCATCGAGATAATCTCGCTCATCAAGTCGCCCCACGGCATCGCCATGTCGGTGCGGCACCCGTTGACGAACTCGGCGACTTCGACCGCTCCCGCGTCTTCGGTCGCGGGAACCAATCGCCAACTGGCTTGACGAATCAGCATCCCGACCGCGAACAGGATCGATCCGACAATCGGATCATTGTCCCGCATCTCCTTGAAGATACGGATGCCATTCTTTCCACGCAGCTCGGTAAGGAATTCCTCCCGTAGCGTGCCCGACATCTCGTTCAGGCCGGTCTGCCCGATTTCCGAGAAGTTGGCTTGCGTCTGTGCGCTGGTCCGATACTTCCGCACCCGTCGTACCGCCATTAGGCCACTCCCTTCCAATACGACTTCGACGCCACTGGTCCGGTCAAACGACCGAAGGATTTGCGTCCTGACTCCAACATCCGGACACACCCCTCGGTCGCGTCCGGGCCATCATCGAAATCCGCCGGGAACTCATCAAACTGCCCAAAGTACTCGGGCACCTTATCTACCAGATGTCGGGCGAACCGCACCACCCCATTCTCAATCAGGGGTTGCATCCCCAGGATGCGGCTCACCTTGTTCGAGGTGTTGACGTTCGGGGTAATCTTTGGATAGAGGCCGCGTTTGCGTGCGAGGGACTGAATGGTGGGTGCAATCAAGTTCTTGAACATATTTTCTTCGACGCCGATTTCCTGCGGCCCGAAGGCGGCGTATACGTCCAACAACACTTGAATCTGCTTGTTCGGGAGAAACCGATTCATCTTCACATCGAAGATGTCGATATACCCTTCCTTCTTCGTGCGCCCCGCCGTCACCACCACGCACCAGTCCCGTTTACCCCGCCGCATCTCCCCTGGCTTCTCGCCTCCGGCTGGGTCGATATAGGACCGAATGGCCGAGTAGGTGGATAACAGATCCGGCGTCCACTCCAGATACGTGAACGTCCCAGGGTCAAACGACTTATCTTCCTCCTCACGCGGGTCATTCATCATCTCCCGCGCAAACCCGAGGGATCCGACTTCCGGCTCTTTCTTGTACGCGTCGAGTTTGGCGAGCGACCATTCCTCTGGCCACAACGCTGAACCATCGGCCCGTGTGTTGCCAAGAGGGTAACGCTCGTCTCTACGAGCGGGGATGTTGATCGCTCGCCATAACCGGCCATCCCAGGCCGGATCCTTCACCAAGTCCGCAATGAGACAATCGTGATTCGGCAAGTTCCCGATCACGTACACGTCCCAGTCCGAGGCACCCAGGCCGAGGAACGTGCCGCCGAACCACCGCTTATGCCGTCGCCGTTTCAGGAACGTGTCGGCCGTCTCGGGACTCTCTGGGTCATCCAGCACGGCCATGTCGGGCCGTGCGTGCCGGTGTTTCAGGCCACGCATCCGGCTCCCCATGCCCTTGGCCACGACGGTCGCGCCACTGACAAAGACCAACTGGCGGTCGGTCCACTTGACCATCTGCCCCTTCGGGTCTTTCGCTGGGGCCAAATGCGGGAAGTCCTGCATCAATAGGTCGTTGGTATCCAATTCCTGGATGATGGTGGCCAGGTTGGATTCCGCCACGGCTGCGGCCTCCCCAATCATCAGGATGAATTCCTTGCGCTTGTAGGCCAACTCCTGCAACGGTTTGGCTAAGCTGATGATGGTGGTCTTGCCGAACTTTCTGGGCGCGATACGGGCCTTGCGTTTGCCGGGAG